ACGTCTGACAAGTTGCCCCGCACGCCTGACAAGTTGCCCGACACGCCAGACAAGTCGCCCCGCACGTCTGACAAGTCGCCCGACACGTCTGACAAGTCGCCCCGCACGCCTGACAAGTCGCCCCACACGTCTGACAAGTCGCCCGACACGCCAGACAAGTCGCCCCGCACGCCAGACAAGTCGCCCCGCACGCCAGACAAGTCGCCCGACACGCCGATTGGCGCACCATCAACTTTTTCGCCGCCACTGAAATGCCATATGGCGAAAGTAAGTTGTTTCAAGTTCTTTTTCATTTTTTCTCTCCGGTTGAGGCCGCACCATGCAGCCTATATAAAAAATTATACACCGGATTTTAACCCGCGTGTAAATTAATTTGTTTTTTTAATTGCCTGGCTTTTTCGTTGTAGTGCGCAGCTATTGCAATCAAGTCATCTCGGCTGTACTTGCGTAAAGTTTGATCGGCTTTTAAGGCATTAACGGCTTGTTGCCCAATGCGTTCTATCAGGCCTATTTCGTAGTTTAAAACGTTGCCACCAAGCCAATTATTACATTCTTTGCATTGTCCATGGATATTTTCTTCAATAAATCGCATGTGCACAGCACTTCCTACGCTTCTAAAATGACCAGCATCCCAATAATTTGGGGTGGGGTTGTGTGGCTTGTTGCAAGAAATACAGGGCTTCCCCCAGTCCCTCATTTTGATAAACAGATTAACCGCCCTTTGTGCACGTTTGACTAAAACGGATTTTTTCTCCATCGCGGCCAGCTTTTCTCTGGTTTGTTTGCGGTCTTCTGCTTTTTCCTTGGCTTTCTTTTTTTCAACCGCCTGCTGCCCTAGCACCACGGCACAATCAATGCTGCACCAGTTTTGGAGGGGTCTGGCGGGGATGAATGGGTTCTTGCAGAGTTCGCATTTTCGGGGCTTGGTCATATCTGGCTTCTTGCTCGGATTTGACTAGCAAAATAACCGCCCACTTTTGTTGTACCAGTAAATTCCATTGCCTCGGAACTATCGTTGTCGCACACCATTGCGCACGCCTCGCGTTCGGCATCCGCGACAAGTTTGGCAAATTTGTAGCGCGTGTACAGTTCGCCAGCTTCAATCGATTCACGCATTGCGCGTTGCCATAGCGCGTCTATTTCTTTGCGGGTCATTCTTGGACTCCTGATCGTATAGCTTCATCAAGAGCCTCAACACGTAAAGCGCTCTGAGTTCCCTCAACTTCCCACGAGCATTTAATGGCCAACTGAGAGCAGCGGTAGCGCTCCTTGGCTGTAGCGTCTTCGCGGATAAGCTCTGCAAAGCGTTCAAGCTTTGCCGTTGAGTTAATGCCGCATATCGCGTCCAAACCAACTCTCGCCTGTTGTTTGCGTTCGTGCACCTCAAATCCTGCCTCTCGGGCCATTTCAATTAGTGTTTTCATTTTTCAATCTTCCTGTGGATGTAGGCGACCATTTAACGCCGTTTTCATTGCCAAACGACCAAGCTAGCTCAAACAAATCGCTCATTTCGCGTCTTGTCATTTTGCTTGTTGGACTGCCTTTTGTTAAGCTAACGAACCCATTTTTATCTAGGTTTGGCACTAGCTCAACGCCTGCTAAGTGGCCAGTTAACATAATTTTCCAACCATCTGATGTTAAGCGCTTGCCAAACCACTCGACCTGTTCGCTAAGGTCTCTCAGAATGCTATGGAGCATTTTATTTTGATCAGTGGTGCGCTTTTGTCCTCGAACTTCTAAGACCAACTGAGTTCCAGCCATCAAGTGCGATTTGATCAGAGGCCAAAGCTCCATAATTTCTTTGTGCGCTTGCTGCGGGTTGCATAACTTGATTTCAGTTCGTTCCATGATTTAAGCATCGCCATTAGAGCAACCATCTGAGAAAACCAATTCATGGCAAACAATTCCACCAGATTTTTTCCTCGCATCGCTCAGGCATTCGCTTTGCGCAAACCAAACAATTTCATCTAACCCTAATTCTGTCCATTGGTTTAAACGATCAGCGCCAGCATTCCAACGCGCTTCAAGTTCTTGCACTGTGAGATGCTTCATTTGATTCCCCATAATTTTGCGGTTCGTCTAAGGATTTCAGCGACTCTAGGACAGCGGCTTTCAAGCCCGTCCAAAGCCCCGAGCCGTCTTCTTCGAGCTCTTGAATGCGGTAGGCCGCGTGGGCTCCAAAGCCCTGCGTTCGCCTCATTCTTACTAAGTGGGTCACCATGTCGGTGAAGTGATTTTTCATTGCTTTTTACATTATTGTTCATCATAAAACACATTATTCTTTAATTAATTTTTCAATTCCGCCTACAAACAAAGCTTCATTTTCAATGATGGCTCTTTCGGTCATCGCTTGCGCTGCTGCTTTTCGGTCTGCCAAATCCTTAGCCGCCGCTTGTTTCTTGCGCTCACGTTCAATCCTGTCTCTCTCATTTGCGGCAATAATTTGTTCTCTTAATTGGCTCAATCGCTCCTTTATCTCTGGTGGCGCTTGAACAGGTTTTCCTTCGAGCAACGCCATGGGGTTAAATGTTGCCGCTGGCGGGGGTAAATACTCAACAGCTTGTTCTTGGCGCAGATAGCCAAGGCTAACGGCTTGCTCTACCGCCTTTGTTCTTAAGCTAGCATCCCACCCAATTGAAACCGATACTTCGGGCAATCGTCGTTCTTCGCGTGCGGTTCTAACTAGCCGCTCATAAGCACTTATAAACGCCATCCTTGCTCCAACCATATCGCGATTTTGCGCGATGGGCTGAGCGACAGCCCAAGCTTGAGCCATTTCATTTGTCCAAACCACAGTCTGCCGCTCATCCATAGCCCCCAAGGCAACAGACCATGCTTCATTGGCTGCTGGTCGCCCCATGGCCTCATCTATGCGGTCTATTATTGCTTTTAGCGTCAATTTGCCCGTGTGCTCAGTGCGTACCCTTGATAGCGATTTTGCCAATATTTCACGCGGGTACACTTCCAAGTCTTCGGCCAAAATCGCCGCAGAAGTGGCTGTAATTTGCTGACCAAGAGCCTCAGCGGTTCCAATGATCTGTTTTACTAGCCACTGTATATCTTTTTCATTCATTTTTATTGCTCCTTCGTGCCAGCACCATTGCGACCGCCTCGCTAGCAGCATCAAAATTCGCCTGCGACTGATCGGCTTGGCGTGCTTTGGTGTTCGTGATAGTTTGTCCAGTCGCCCACTGGGTGTGGTATGCCTCTGCTTGCTTCAAAAGCAAACCAAGTGCGTGGAAATTTTTTATAACGTAAGCGTCACCAACTCGATCAACAAAAAAACAAGCCACTTCTGGGGCGTTTGAGCCTAAACGTTTTGCAAGCTGTTTAACTTGTGCGTTTACCGTTGCATTGCGAATTGGTTTGATGCCGTATCGAAGCAAATAAGCATGCGCATAAGTTGCCCATGTTTTTTTGCAAAGCTCCTGCAAATTTTCATCTTGTACTTTTTTATCAACAAGTGCAATCTGGTGCGCCTGAGGCTTTGCCGAAGAACTCTCTGCTGTAGTCTCTGTTGTAGTCTCTGCCTTTATAGAACATTCCCGCATTTTGCGGGAATCGATTACCGCATTTTGCGCATCTCCATTCCCGCATTTTGCGGGTTTGCATTCCGCACCCAAAGCATCCAGCATCGTGTAATCTATGCGATAAAATAAAGATCGGTCGCGTGCGTTATCGCTCAGATGTTCGGCAACAACAACGCCCGATGTCCTAAGTTTTTTCAATGCGCGGGAAATTGTGTCTTCGCTCCAAAACGGGAATTCACCTGCCCATTCCTGAACCGTTTTGTAGACCCAAGTATGTCCGTCAATTTTGGTATTGGCGCGCCCTAGCCAGTAGTGGATTTGCTGGAGAATAATTGCTTCATTCAGGCCTACAGCCATGGCCAGCGATGGCAAAACCTGCAATGGCGCTTCTTCAATTAAAAGTTTTGACATTGATTCTCCTCGCCCTGTACTTTCGATACATTTTAATTTTTTCCCAAAAAAAACCCCTGAAAGCTCGCGGTACCAGCGCGAACAATCAGGGGCCAACCGGAGGGTTTGGACATGTTAGTGACTGGTACTCACAATGTCTAAACCCTCAGAATTGATAATTATAACCTAACTTTTTTCATCCTCTTTATCTCCATCCGGTTGATTTTCAGTCAATGGCTCTTTGGCATTTAATGCCAAATCAATTTGCAGAAGAGTAGTAAGAGAGGGTACTTCCCCTTTTCTAATGTTGTAAACAGTCGGCGTGACTACGCCTGATTCCTGAGCCAGCTTATATGCATTTGGATGGCCATCAATCTGTTTTAATATTTCAACAACAATTTTTGATAGGGGTGTTTCAGGTCTTCCCGCTAGCATTAACGCTAGCGATGGTGGAGAATCGAACGATATTGAGGGGGGTGTTTTTTTTGCCATACAAAAATTATACAAGAATTTTTTTACCTGCAATACCTTAGGGTTTACCCCTAGAAAAAAAGTTCAATAAATAAATTTTTTGCATTACAATACGTCATCGCCACAAAAATGGCGCTGTAAGTAAAAAAAGATTTGAAGCTATCCATTTACGAATCTTATGGCTATAGATCGATGCAATCCGGTGTTGAATAGCTAAGATTACGGGACTCGGGCTGCTCATTCGCTTGAGAAAAGTTCTGATGTTCTAAGATGTGTTGACATCTTGGTTATGTGTGTTGTGGTCAGTGTTGCACAATCAGAAAAACCTTGGAGGCTTCAATTCTTTTTTTATTTTTGGTGAATCGTAGGCTGCTACGACCAAGCGAACGGGCCGCATTGCCGCCCTACGACGCAGAGATAAGCGCCTGCCACCAAGTTTTACTAAGGAGTTAGAAATGAATGGCGTGAAAGACAATGCAAATCTTGGCGACGATGCCACCATGGGCGACGATGCCACCATGGGCGACGATACCACCATGGGCGACGATACCACCATGGGCGACGATACCACCATGGGTAACCGTACCACCATGGGCAACCGTACCACCATGGGCCACGGGACAAAAGTGGGGAAGAGGTTTACTTGCGAAGGCGTTAAAGTAATCAGATTTATGTCTATGTCTAATGTAGACGGCAGTGGGAGAAACATATTCATCTACATTCACACAGGTGGAATATTAATCCGCGCAGGCTGCTTTAAGGGTAGCTTAAGTTTATTCTGCGAAAAAGCAGAGAAAGAATCCAAAACCATTTACAGCGCAGTAGTAAAGGCCGCAGCTTTGGCATTGCAGTCTGAGGTTGTCCGCCTTGGTCTGACGGGCGGTTGGGAAGAGTAGTAATTTTATGAATATTTATTGGCTAATTGCACCATTGCTATCTTACGAGCGCCCTGAGTCGCTTGGAATGGATGGCAGTGATGCGATTATTTTAGGGGCGTACCCCAGAAAGTACGACAGAGGTCGAATGGCGGGGCTTTTATTCTATGGCCCCGTTATCAAAACAGAATTGAATAAGACATCCGCGCTGGCGATGTAAAAGGCCAGTTCCATCATTGAAGCGGCGGCGTTGAAGGAAACGCAATATTGGCCATTGGAATCCGTAGATTGGCCTAAAGACGGATAGCTGGAATCAAGCCCAGCCCGCTTCAATGATGGTTAGTATCAGAAGAGTTGATCGAAACAAGGCTGCTAGTCACAGTCGATGTCGTGATAGGGCTCTGAGAAGTTTTTAAAGTAGGCCTGACCGCTAGAGGTTAAGAACACCATCAACTATTTTTTAACGCCCTGTAGGGCGCAACCGGAGAGAAAAAATGCAAACAACACTTAAACAAATCCGCAAAAAAGGCCCGTGCAAAGATGGATGGGTCAATCTCTTGAAGCATCTAGGAAAAACAAAAGCGGACGACGAGCCGTTGAAACTCTTGACGATACTAGATTCAAACGGGTTAGAGGATGCGATTTGGTGCTTGCAGGCAGTAAAGGGGCATGACAAAGAAATCCGACTTTTTGCAGTCTGGTGCGCCAGGCAGGTACAGCACCTGATGAAAGACCCGCGCTTAGTAGCAGCGCTGGACGTTGCTGAGCGGCACGCCAACGGTCTTGCTACAGATGAAGAGCTCAAAGCAGCACGGGACGCAGCAAAGGAAGCAGCAGGGGACGCAGCAAAGGAAGCAGCAGAGGCCGCAGCATGGGCCGCAGAGACCGCAGCATGGGCGGCATGGGCAGCACGGGACGCAGCATGGGCCGCAGCATGGGCCGCAGGGACAGCAGTAGGGGACGCAGTATGGGCAGCAGCAGAGGCCACAGCAGAGGCCGCATCATTGGCAGCACGGGCCAAAGCAGGGGCCGCAGCATGGGACGCAGCATGTGACGCAGCAGGGGCAGCATGGGCAGCAGCATGGGACGCGCAGAAAAAAGAACTTAGTCGTATTTGCGCAGAAATTAATGTATAATTTTTTGTATTGGCTGCATGGTGCAGCCTAAACCGGAGAGAAAAAATGGTGAAATTTGCAATGATTGTGTTTATTGCGGTAATGGCGGGGGTATGCATTGTTGCGGCTGTAGAAAGCAATGTTCAATGTGAGACCAAAGAATGCAAGCAGGCGCATGAATGCCTGATGATTTGCGGGTGAGGTGCCGAAATACCGCTTTACCTATGAAACTTAACTAGGAGTATTGAAATGACAGGACACGTACACGCGGCCAGCATGGCACTTTATGCGCAGGATGCGGCAGAAACTGAAGCGCCTTGGAGTCGGTGGCAGTTTAAAAACAAGGGTGGCAGCGTTTGGCTTGATATTTATGAAAATCCACGCTGGTCCAATATTGCTGAATACCGTCGCAAGCCCGAGACAATCCGAATTGGGGATATGGATGTGCCAAAGCCAATGACTTTTGCGCCAGCTAAGGGAAGTTCGTATTTTGTTCCAGATGCAGATAGCAGCATAATGTATTGCACATACACTTGGGAGGGTCACAGATTTGATTTGATCCTACTCGATAGAGCCATGGCGCATAGCACCAAAGAAGCTGCAATTCAGCACGCAATGGCGATGGTTCTGGCTTCAGGCGGCAAGATAGACTAAAGAAAGGAGTAAATCATGGAACTTGTAATAATTTATTTGATTTATTTAATCGTTCAGAGAGCATCTTGAAATGATCAACAAAGACCAAGCGCCCGAAGAAGTAACGCTAAACCGCGTCGATGTCGCAGGAGACATAAAAACACTGGCGGCATGCGGTGATTTGCCAGACGAGTTTCAAAAAGTGGCTGATTGGGTAGCCGCTGGGGAAATGCAGGAGCTAACACCCGCAGCACAGCGGCAATGGGTTGGACTGACGGATGATGAGAAACAAGAACTGGTTAGCGATGAGATTGGGCGAGTCCGAGACTACGAAGATTACGCAGATGCCATCGAAACCAAACTCAAGGAGAAGAACAATGGATAAAGACGAAGCATTGAAACTAGCGCTGGAGGCGTTGGAAAACTCCAAAGAGATAATTGTTATCACTCAAGAAATGGGTATTCGTTTTGGAGTACCAGCGCGAGAATTGAAACTTGGCGAGGTGCTTATCCAAGACCGCGCCATCACCGCCATTAAGCAAGCCCTTGCAGCACCTGTGCAGGAGCCGAGCGAAATGGACCTACAAAAGTGTTGGGTCGAAAAGTCAGACGGGACTATCGACGGCATTGCTGCCATGCGCTTGGCCATTCGCAAATACAGCACCACCCCACCCGCACAGCCAGCACTTGTAAAGCAAGCGGAGCAGGAGCCTGTGGCGTGGCACTTCTATTTTGGCAACGAAGACGAGCCCAACTATGCCGAAATTGCCACCCCAAACGCAAAGCCCCATGAACCTCGGGCGGTCATTCGCCCGTTGATTTTTGGAGATAAAAATCCACCAAAGCTAACAAATAAACAAAAAATTGACATGACCGAAGAATTTAACAAGTGGTGGAACGAAGACGACCTGTTAAGTGAAAATAATCCCTATTCTTATGGCTCACCTGTTTGTTGGGCGTGGGAGGGTTGGTGCGCTGCCCTTGCAGTGCCTAAGCATGCCGTGGCGTGGGAAGGCATGACCAAAAACAAACCGCACGCAGGTGCTCCAAAAATGATTTTCACAGACAAAAAAAGAGCGGATGAATGGCTATCAGGATTTACGGCCGACCATGCTTGGCTTGAGCCGATGTACAAATAAAAAAACCCGCTACAGAAAATAGCGGGGTTTTCATTTTAAAAAATAAATTATTGGCTTGGCGCTGCAACCTCTGCGCCTTGGGCATAGTGGCTGGGCTTAACAATTTCGACTAGATCCCTGTGCGTAGTGCTGATAGGGCACAAAAATTCGTAATACCGTTCCCCAATGCGCACGCAATGGGTATGCAAATTAGCAATATCTGGCTCCAGTATGGCAAACGATTCTGCGCCTCTCTCGCGAACCCATTTCAGGGGCGGCAGGCACTCCAAAAGAAACCAGAAGCGCTCTTTTGTAACCCGCTGAGGTGGTGTGCCGCCTGCCGCTATCATTTCTTTGTATTTACTCATGCTGCCACCGTTGCTTTCTTGATAGCAGCGCGAACAACATCGAGCCAATTGCTAAAAACCCTAGGGTGATTTGATGCAAGAAGCGAGGAAATATTTCCCTCGCAAATTTGCAATGCCTCTAGTAGATCGGGCGCTGCTGCGATAAGTTGGGCGTCTGCATCGTTTTCGTAGGTTGCCCCAATCAGGGTATGACCTGAAACGATTGCAAAAGGCAATCGCCCATGGTCAACGTTTATGATTTCACTGGTCGATGGCTCCACGCGCCATGGCCCCTTCGTGTATTTTGTGGTAACTGAATCCATTTTTTTACTCCTTGGTTGATAAATCGATACCCCCATAAGAGGCATCGATTTATGCCCCCGGCGAGGGGGCTTATTATTTATACCCAGGCTACGGCCTGCCCGTTTTCTTGGTTTCCATGGGTGATATACATTTTGGTGAAATACCAACCAGTTACTGGAATTGGTTGGGGCTTTTTAACGCCGCGCTTTTCAAAATACTGCTTTGCATTCGGCGCGTGGTATTCGTCCGCCACCTTCGGCGCTGGCACCGTTGTGTAAGTAATTTTTCCTGCTTCGATATCAATATGGCACATTGTTGTCATTTTCATTCCTTGGTTTTAGACACCGCCCTATGCCGTGTCCATGGGCTCTATCATGCATTGTTTTTAGACTTTGTGCAAATTATTTTATAAGGGAAAACCCTAATAAAATAATTTGCACAAGTGCAAAAAAGTGTATACAATTGCACCATGCCCAGCAATAACGCAAAAGGCGCAAACAGGAGTAAAGACATGCACGAAGTAAGAAGCCAAGACGCAGCACCCTACACAGTGACCGCTAGCACGGAAGATAGCATCATTGAGCAGGCCATGGCTATTTTGGCCAATCGCATGAAAGAACAGGGGCAGGCCTTCCACGGCCCCAATGACATCTGCAAGTATTTGGCTATGCATGCTGCAAAGCGTGTAGACCAGTACAAAGAGGTGTTCGCCGTTGTTTTCCTGGACTCACAGAACAGAATGATAGCCGTTGATGATATGTTCCACGGCACCCTAACCCAAACCAGCGTATACCCCCGCGAAGTGGTGCGCGCAGCACTGGCGCACAACGCTGCTGCTGTGGTGTTGACACATAACCACCCCAGCGGCGATATAAAGCCATCACGCGCTGACGAAACCTTGACCCAAACCCTCAAAGCCGCCTTGGCTTTGGTCGATGTCAGGGTGCTGGATCACATAATCACCGGAGATGGTGGCAAGACTCTGAGCATGGCAATGCATGGATTGGTTTAATAAAGGAGTAAGCAAAATGATACTGTCAGTAAGACACTTAGATCGAATGGTTAAACGCAGCATGGCCAAGTTTGACGGTGTAATGTACGACTGGGACACAAACAAATCTTACCGCGTGTATACGCGGCATGATATCCAGCGCGTGGACCACGCATTTATTGGCTACGGAGATATGCGAGACTGAGATGTATTCGATGAGACCTGCAAATGGTTTGATGACATGCAAGCGGCAAACTGGCAGCAATTTTGATCAGCAAAACAGCCCATTAAGTTGGGCTTTTTTACGTGCAAAATCAATAAGTTAGAGCGGAATCAACCCGCACAAAAGTCCGCAAAAGTCCGCAGGTGCCTATAAAATAGGCAACTTAGGGTAAACTGCGGACTTATGAGCAAACTAACGCAAAGACAATGGGCGAACATCGAACGCGCTGTACTGCGCGATGGTGAGTCTATGCGAGCAGTCGCGGACAGGTACGGCGTGGACGAAGCAGCTATCAGACGCAGGCTAGCTAAGGCAAAAACAGAGATGGTCGAAGATGCTGCTATCAAACTTGCCGAAGCAGAGCGAGACATCAAGGCATTAAAACCTGTTGATCGTATCCGCGCTCGCAGTCTTGCAGAGATGCTTACTGAGATGTCGCACACAATGAGCGAGGTCGCAGAATTAGGCATGCGCAACGCTCTAAAGCTCACGCAAATCAAAGCCCAGCGCATTGACGCACTGATGCCGAGCGACATAGACGCGCTTAAAGAAGTGGTCTTGCTGGGCGACGCTGCGAATAAAGCTTCTAAACTGGGTGTTGACTTGATGACGGTCGGTAAACAGTCTCTGATCGATGCGGACAAAAAGACTAACGTGCAAGATGATGTTATGCAGATGGCCCCGATCAACATGCCTGCGCTTGTTAAATCATGATCAGACGCCCAGCCACGCGGCCAGACCCTCTTAAACCCTTGTTTGAGCTGACCGACAAACAAGCTGCTTTCATCGCAGACGGATCGGATGAGGTGTTGTACGGCGGCAGCGCAGGAGGCGGTAAGACTTACGCGCTATCGATCAAAGCGCTGGGACTAAACAACATCGGCATATCGCACCCAGAGTATCGAGGTTTGATCATTCGCAAGAGTTTCGAGGATTTGGACACCGTCTTGAAGTTTCAAAGCCGAATTTATAGAGAGACAACCCGCCCTCAGGCTGAGTGGAAAGAACAAAAGAAGGAGTGGGTTTGGCCCAATGGCGCCACGGTAAGCATGGGTTACCTGTCCACCAAGAGCGATTTGGACAGATACACAGGTAACGAGTACAGTTTTATCGGCGTGGAGGAGCTGCCCGACACTATCCCTGAGCTGAGCTGGTGGCAGTTGCTTGTATCGCGCACGCGTACAGACATCGATGGATTAACACCGCAGACGTGCGCAACAGCCAACCCCAAGGGCAAGGGCTTCGCATGGATGCAAGCACACTGGGCAGTCGCACCGGACGGACAGAGCACGTTTCAGGAGGCATGGACCGATCGGCTGGAGATTGGCGGGATTGTCATCGAGCCACGGCGCACAACGCGGCGCTACATACAGAGCTTGATCACCGATAACACGCTTTGGCCGCAAGAGCAACGCGCTGCCTATATGGCAAAACTGGCTCAAATGAACGAAAACGACCGCAACGCTTTGTTGTTTGGTCGCTGGGACTACGCAGCAGCGGATGATTTACTAATCCACCCCGCCACCGTTGCCAATGCTTACGAGCAAATACTCATACCAGAGCGCTTGCGCATAGGCCGTCGAATCATTGGCTGTGACCCTGCGCACCAGGGCAAGGACACTACAGTATTGATACATCGCAAGCTACAGACGGCTTTTAGATTGCAACGGTGGGCACGGCTTGACAGCATGCAACTTGTGCATAAGTTAAAGATGGAGATTGACAGGGCAAGCGACGAGGACGGTGTGCCGCCCGTGGTCAACCTCGACTATGCGCACGGCACTGGCCCCATTGAGCGACTGCGCGAGCTTAACTACCAGGCAAACTTGATTCATTTCAACGGAAAGCCGCACGACCCGCTCAAATACCGAAACAAACGCGCCGAAATGTACGGCGAGATGGCCGAGGCTATGGCCGAAGCTGCTCACTACCGCATACCGCCCGATGCTGCATTAAAGTCACAACTATCAGCAATCATGATCGAGCGCGACTCTGACGGACGTTTGAAACTGGCCGAAAAAGGCGAGATCAAGAAAGCGGTGGGCCGAAGCCCAGACGAAGCGGACGCGCTGGCTCTGACCTACGCATGGCCGTACGTGCCAACGGTTGCGCAGATGGCAGGCATTGGCGGGGCGCACGTCGTCGAAAGATGGTAAAAATACAGAGGACTTTATGAAAATCAAAGAATGGCACAAGCCAAGCGACCAAACAAGCCGCATAGGTAACAGAAGATGGAGCGTATCACGACTTTTTGAACTATCAAGAGCGCTTCCTGTGATGGATGTACCACTCGATCACTTGAGTTTATGGTACTACTATGAAAGACTAACGCTGCGTGAAATGGTAATGCATATGCAAGCGGTAAATAGTGCCGATTTAGACAAGCCGATAATTTTGGATGAAGACGGGGAATTAATGGACGGCAGGCATCGACTAATGAAAGCCATGCTCACAGGCGCTAAGACAATCAAAGTCGTTCGGTTCGATGAAAATCCTGCGCCGTGTGAAATTACATCCGACTAAGCCCCACGCGGCACACAATCCGCGCAGATTGGGCCGCCTGAGTTGCCTATTTTTTAAGCAATATTTGCAAGTGACTACTCACTTCGCTTAAAATTTAGGCACATGCAAACTGAATCTACATTGTCCGGCATTGCCAAAACTGTACGCCTGCGCTTTACGACAGCGCGGGTGTACCGTGATCAATTGCAATTCGGTGGGGCGTCTCTGTCAACTTGGTTCCGCCGCACGTACAACATGTACAACAGCATTCATGAGCCCAGCGAAATCAAAAAAGAGTTGGATCGGTCTGGCACAAATCTAAGCACCGTTGGCTACTACCCAGTGGGCCGCATAAAAGTTGATAGCGCAGCAAGCTATCTAAGCGGCAAGTATCAGCACGCTATCAGTGCGCCCTTTGTGCTTGAGCCAAGCAAAGACCCAAAACTTTCTGAGCAGCAACAAAACATGGTGCGCGACGGGATTGGGCAACAGTTGTTTGCGCAACTCCAAGCATCTGGACTGACCGAAGCAGACGCATTCGACCCCGTTAATAAAAAATGGAAAGATAAGTCTGTAGAGCTTTGGGTTAGAGAAAAGACCGACGAAATGCGCGTTACAGTGCGCGAACGTGCTATCGAAGTAGCAAAAAAGGCGGCGGATTATCACCATGGCTTCATGGAAGATCAATTGATCGTTGGCGGCTGGGGCGCTGCGGCAGCGGTAATGATGCGCAATCTAGTAGCTGAGCCATACACTGCCATGGCTGCGCGTGAGTCTCGGGCCGTACGACAGACGGCGTGGAAGGGCAATAAGCCCGTGTCCGTGTTTGTGACTGCGCCTACTTTTCGGGCAATTGACCCACGGAATCTGTTTCTTGCGCCTGACTCTACAAGTGCGCAGGATGGTTCGGGAGTGTCTGAGCTGCGGCAATACACACGTGAGTCGCTGCTAATGATGTACAAAACTGAAAACGATGATGCAATCATAAAAGAAAATATATTAGAGTGTTTGCTTGAACTAAACGTTGCAAATACAAACTTAGACTGGCTGGGCCTTAACACAAACTCTAGTTTGATGGAGCCTAATTCAGCGTTTGGCATCGTGCACCAAGGCACTTTTAGCCAAAAAGAGTTAAGCGATTGCGGCGTGACTGGCATCAAAAAGGGCGAATGGTATAACGCAAGCGTCGAAATGTTTCTCAATCGCGTCATTCGATTTGAGGTTTTGCCGCTGGAAAACAACGCACGCACGTACTACACAGCGCAGCATATGCGCAACAACGGCACGTATGCGGGGGATAGCGTTTTGACAAAGCTATATGACTTGCAGCGAGAGATCAACATCACGCTGTTCATGCGGCAGCGCAATGCTTACTACGCCTCTGGCAAATCCACGGTGGTAAACGGTTCGGCGCTGCAAAAACCTGCGGATTTTTCGCTAATGCCTTTTGCACGCAACTTTGCCAACCCGCTCAACCAGCAGGGGCAGACTTGGATTGCTCAACAAATAGGCACCGACCCGTTGTTTGGTCAGTACAACCAGCACATGCGCGAGATGATGATCGAGGCCGATGAAATCGCAGGCGTGCCGTCACTGTTTCAGGGCACCAGTCGCGGCGGTGTCGGACGAACGACATTGGGCGGCGCGGTGCTGGAGCAGACCAACGGCGAGCGGATGATGGATAACTCGATCATCAACCTCGACACCACACTGATTGAGCCAATGATCGAGCACTTGCATATCGACAACATGCTCTATGAAGACATCCCCAAAGAGTATCTCACTGGCGACATTGTCGTACAGGGCAAAGGCATCTTCGGGCTGAAAGAGATTGAACTCAAGCAGCGCTTATTGCAAGAGTCATTACCAATGCTGATGCAAACCACGCAGGCAGGCATTACACCCCCTGAGATGCTGGAGGGTGGCCTGCGCGATTACTACAAGGGCAAGGGCGTCGAAACATCCGGTTGGGCATCTAGTCAATCACAAAACGAGTTCGCATCGGCTGGGCTCAACGCACCGCAGCGCAGCGATGCACGCACTTACAACCCCAAACAGTCAATGGTAGGAGTCCCATGAATCTCGACGGCAATCAATTGGCGATAGGTGACGCCTTGTATCACTTGCAATTTGGACCAGGCGAGGTTATCGCTGTGGCCACCACAAACGCGCAGGTAAATTTTGGCGGCATGGAATACACAATCAGCCAAGGCAACCTAGAGCGCCACGGGCTCAAGATGGTAGGCCGTGGTGCGCCTTTGGTGGTCTGGCCAGAGCGCGGCGAAAACGTAACGCGCTTGGCTGCGCTTGTTCAAGAGGCACGCAAGCTATGAGCGACAACAACTGCAACACGGGGCAAGACCTCAAGAGCTTGCGCGGCAAGATGCCAGAGGCCCCTATCGAAGTTAATGACCTATGTGTAAAAGTAGGCTGTGACGTATTTACATGCGTGAAGAAAGTAACTAAGTTTGAACCTAAAGGCAAATTAAGTTACACAGCAACAACTACTTATTACGACAAATTCGGCGAAGAGATAGCGGATGCCGTAGAAACTGCATGCCCAATAAAAGTCGAAGTGCTTGCGCCGCAGGTTGACCCAAGCACCCCGCCAACGGCATGCGCACCAACAATATCAAGCGCCCCAGCTGACACATTGGCAGGGCTGCTGAGCGGTACATCAATCGGCATTCAAAAACCTGCGTGCTGCTCTTTGAAAGTAACGACATCAGCGGGTGAATTTATCGTAACAAAAGATGCACGCGCATTCGGTACGGATAAATTTAAGTGCGCCGTAACGGTGACAAAAGTTGAAATTGTTTCAGGAACTTGCAATTTGGCTGATGTAATCGTAACAACTCAGTTCGAAGGGTAAACAACGACTTAGCAGGCGGTGTCACGGCGCGTGCTTGGTTGATCTAAAAACCGTGTCATTTGAAAGAATATTATGTATTTTTCCTACAATCAAACTTCATCTTGCAACGGAAACCCCAAAGCAACGGCACCGCTGATTACTGAGGCTAGTTTAGTCATCCAAGCGGCAACTGGTTCAGACATTACTCAGTTTTATACGGGTGCCTCTGGTGCAGCCGCAGCATACGGCGGCTACGTTCACAAAACCCTTTCTTGCGATGCGGTAAAACTTGTTGTTACTTACTTGACTGGAGACGATTGCAATGATTGCACATCTGACACTCTCAATACAACACCAGTGACAATTACTATCCCCGCTGGGGCAAGTGGTGTTCAGTTGCCGCCTGGCTACATTACCGTTATTACCGCGCAAGTGGTCTCAGCGGCTGGCGCTCCACTCAATAGCGTTGCAGGCGGCACGGTGACTTACACAAGCTCACGCGCTGGCAATTGCGGTGCTGGTGTTGTAAACCCCTAATCTAATCTAGGCTAAAGCCCATTGTTCATACAGTGGGCTTTTACATAAATTTGACGAGGAAAATATTATGCAATTTACTAGCTCTAGCGAATGCTGCGACACACAAGCCAAAGGAAATTATGAGCTTTGCGGCTGCGTTTCTGGTGTTTCATACGTTCAGTTGACGGTTGTGAGTGCAACTGGGCATAACACGATTTGGCTTAACACCGAAACAGGCGAAACGTTTGACGCAAAGCCTGTTGGTTTTGTCACTGGCACATGCCAAGAGGCGGCGCTGAACGACACTTTCAAAATTAGCGCCACACCCCCAACGGCTACAAGCCCATTCGCTGTACCCAAGGATGGTGATACCGTTGTCTACAGTGATGACCTGAGCCCTGACAATGTGCTTGCTTACTACCGTTACGAAGCCGACACTGCAACGTGGGTTGAGATTCCTATCGTTCCTGCTGGTGGCACCGAAGGCTTCGTGCTGACAAAGCAAGCAGACGGCAGTAATGTTTGGGCGGCTCCTGCGACTCAGGCCATTCTCGACAACCAAGTGTTGACGGGCGGTACTGGCACCAACACCACGGTGACCATGACCCCCGTGACTGTTACCGACGAATCGGGCGGCACTCAGGTCAACTATACCGTGACGGCCACAGCCAAGATCGACGGCGCAACCATCGTTGAAGACCCCACGACTAAGGTGCTGAGTGTTGTGTTCCCTGCTGCGTTCAAGGAAGCCAACAGATGGTATGTTGACCCCAACGGTGCAGACACAAACACGGGTGCCAACGAAGCCCCGAAGTTGACCGCGCAAGCCGCTGTGGACGCACTGACTGCAAACGACACCGCTGTGCTGAATGAAGGCACTTACGCTGCTGTGACAATGAGTGTGCAAAACACGGCCTTGGTTGGCGCATCTAGCACCTACGGCTCACTGTCCCAGATTGCCGCCGTGACTGTGGCAACTGCCTCGGGCACAAGCAACAAGATCAGCGACCTGACCATCACAGGCAACTTGGCACGAACCGGAAATGCTCCGCTGTATGTCAACAACACCACGGTCGGCGGCAACGTGACACTGGCTGGGACGGCCTACGTAGAGATTCGTGACTCCAGCATCCAAGACGGCAGCATCACCCAATCGGGCGCGTCTATCCTGTACATCGAAGACAGCAAGCTAGGCTCTTCGACCTTTAACACGGCTGGTGCTGTGGTGTCCCTGCGCAACGTGTGTATTGACACAGGCAAGGTTGTGACCATTGGCAGCGGCGTGTATTACTCTTTGCAAGACGTAGTAGGCAACGTAGTGATCAACGCAGGAGCGATCTCGGTGGACGCTGCGGTTCGGGCCCAAGGCGGCACCGCTGATCAAGCCGAAGCCGCTGTCACAAGCCACTTCATGCAGATCCGCATGCACACCCCTGACACCGGGGGGACCCCAACCAAGATGGTGACGTGGAACGAAGCAACCGGCGAGTTGGAAGTCAGCGCGATTCCTTCTGTGCCAACGCACAAGACCCTGACCGTTTTGGCGACTGCAAGCCAAGTCAGCCAGACCCTGCCACACACCCCCGTCGGCACCGTGATCGTGACCCGCAACGGCGTGGACATTTCGGATGCTTGGACATGGGTTGGCGCGGTGGGCACTTACAGCCAACTGGTCAACTACGATTGCACGATTGACGAAAACGACAAGCTCAAGTTCCACTACGAAGCCGTCTAAGGGGAACCGACATGGCGTTTTTCAAACTCATTGCAGATGCAGTCGGCGTTGACGCTGGCCCCTTCGTCATCAAGTCCAACACCGGGGCAGTTCTCGCCACCGGGGTGACTGGTGCGCAATTGCTGGCGGGCTACTCTTTCGATGTTCCGCTTGGCACCCTCACGCTGACGATTGAGAACGTCCCAACCAACACAAACTGCGCCACCTCCGAAACCTACACCATGCCCAGCTCTGGGTTTTGGGAAATGGAAAAAGCTGGCGCGGAACTGGTGGGCGATCACTACGGCGTTTTGCTGAACCCCTATGTCGTTCCGGTTGAATCGTTCGTCGCTGACGACGTGGTGGGTGTTTACTCGGGCGTCGTGAGTGGCACTGGCACATGGTTGATCAAGGGCGGCCCTGAAGACATTGGCGGCACGACCTACAACGGTGGCGGCAAGCTGATCGTCACCGGCACAAGCACCAACTCACAGACAACTGTGGAGTCTGGCGCGACCTTGCAAATCGGCTACGACTTGAACGCGCTGGCGGGTCAACTTGGCACAAACTTGACCATCAACGCTGGCGGCATTGTCAACGCGGTGGGGGCGTATGAAGCGCCGGGAGGCCGCCCAATTGGCAACCTCACGAACAACGGCACACTGACTTTTGAAGGGCCAGACCGTTGCGGCGAAGGCTACTTCCGCTTGTTTGGTACGGCAAACAATTCAAGTGTGATCACCGTCAAAGACAACGCGCATTTGCAACTTGGCGTGGCGATAGCTTTCAACACTGCGGTAGGAACCATTCGGGTTGAAGACGGCGGCACGCTAGAACAAAACGGCGCAACCATTCCTTCAAACCAGACCTTGGCGCTGAACGGCTGTGGCAAATGCACGAACATCGGCAAGCAAGACGGCGCGGTGCTTGTGAGTGGTGCTGCCACGATTGCATCGCCCATCGTGCTGGAGTCTGACGTTTGCATGGATCACGTAGGTTCAGGCACTGCAACAATCAGCGGGCGCATCACGGGCAACTACAAACTGACCATTGACAACCAAGCCGACAGCACAACTCGGCAGGGCACATGGGCCTTCCAGTCCAACACCGCGCCCTTCTTTGACAACACCCTTGAAGTCAAGAACACAAGCCTTTACAACACAAGCTCAAATGCACTGAGCAAAGCTGACGTGGTGTTCGTTGGAACTGGCGGCCTTCAAAGTGACGGCGGGGCAATCAACCTCGGCTCACTGGCAAGCGACTCAGCCACAAGTTTTCTTTTGCTAAACAGCAGCGGCTCGATCAGGCTGAAAGAAAACGGCGAGACAACCTACGCTGGCGCATTGAGCAACAGCACACCCGGCACGCCTTGGCCTTTGACGGTTGACGGCCCATCGACAAACAAGCTCACGCTCACGGGCGCGGGAAATTCTGCGGTAACACTTGGTTGCGACGATGGAGGTCGCATTGTGGTGCAGGGCGGCTATTTTAACTGGTGGTCTTCAAACAACGGTGGCACTATCAGCGCGGGAACAAGCAAAACTTCTCGCTTGAACACCATCATCATCACCGCGCTCGCGGCGCTTGACGTTTACGCGGCGGTGCCTGGCCCCGGCACCGGGTTGCTGTATGTGTCCAACCTCGCGGTCTTAAACGCTGGATGGAAAGTCAACGTCATGGACAACTTGCCCGCTGGCACCTACAACATTTTCCAGAAGCCCAACGCAACAGCCTACACGCTCCCCGTGATCGGCACCAACGCATCAGGCTTGACGGCCACGTTTGCCAACGTCGGCAACATGATCACGATGACCCTCGCATAAGGCACACCCATGAGCTCACTGATTAACTCAAAATTGGTCACCCCTTGCGGCGAAATCACAAACCCCTTGGCGGGCGGCTACATGGACGCGGCGGGTAACGTGCAGGGCGCACTTGGCTTTATGTCCAATCGCGTCGTTGACGCGGCGGGCAACATGGGCACACTGGAAAGCGTTGGCCCCCTGAACTGCGAATTTGACTTGTCCACCATCGGCTCGTCGTTTGAACCCGGCCCATGGGAGATGCAGCTCGGCTTGGTGGAAACCTCACGCGGCAACAACGGGATCATCTCGACAAGCTTCCCCGCCAACGCTGCATCCCCCACACTGAGCAGCTTCGTTTCTGTCAACGCCACTGGCTACATGCAAGGCATTGTGTCCGGCACTGGCACTTGGACGATCCGCTCTGGCCCCGACACCATCGACGGCGTGAACTACGCGGGTGCGGGCTTGCTTGTGACCACTGGCGCAAACACCCACACCGGCAACATCGTGGCGCAAGCTGGCACCAAGTTGCAACTGGGCGCTGACTGCACGAACACGACCACATGGTCTAAAGGTTCGATGACCATCAACGCAAACGCGACTGTGACTCAGTTTGCTTCGATGCCCAACAACACCGTGGTGGTAGAGAACCTGAACAACATGGGCACCTACAACCTCACGGGTTGCGGAACTTGTGGCGTGGGCGGCAAGTATTCCACCATTGGCGTGACAAACACTGACGGCACAATCAACCTCAAGGACGTTTACTGGCGCAACACCGGCATCTGGTCTGGCATCGGCACTGTGAACGTCAAAGACGGCGCGACCTTGGGCTTGTCCAATCAGCCCCCTGCGACTGGAACAGTCGTCAACATCAACGGCTGCGGCTGGTGCGATGCTTCTGGTGTCACGCAGGGCGCACTGAACACCGTCAGCCCAACCACCAACACCAACCTCAAGATCAAGGTGCAGTCGGCTTCTTGCATCAAGGTAAACGGAGGCACTAATAGTCTGTTCTCTGGCGTCTTGTCTGGATCGGCACCGCTGACTGTCAGTTCGTTGGGAACATCAGGACTTCCCATCGTTGGGTTCGCCAACACCGCCAACACCTACTACGGCACCTTGACGTTTAACGGTGTAAACGTAGATGCCAACTATGGCAACTCGTTGCAATATGCAGATGTTGTGTTGGAGAATGGCGCAAGGCTGTCGTCTAGCGCGACCCAAACCATTGGCTCACTGTCAAGCTCTGACCCGACAACCTTGTGGAACGTCGGCGGCTCAAACAACGTGTTCATCAGGGACAACGGCGTTACTACCTTTGCGGGTAGGCTAAACATGACTGGCAGCATTGGAAACGTGTGGCTGGAAGGCGGCTCAGACAACGTGCTGACGCTCACCAACACAGGCCATACTTGCGCAATTTTCCCGCGCAACGGCTCCAAGCTGATCCTGCAAGGTGCAACCTTCACGGGCGCACAAGGTCAAGTCCGAGTGTCTGCTGGCTCGACTGTCAGCGCGGGCACCTCGACAACGGTATCGGTCAGTCAACTCTTTATCGACGCCACTTCGGCGCTGGATGTTCGTTCTACCGGCACGGGCACCGGCCTGATCGCGTACACCCAAGGGCACAGCATTGTTGCTGGCTGGAAGGTCAACGCGCTCGACCCATTGCCACCCGGCACCTACCCGATCATTCAGAAGACCAACAGCACGCTGATTCCTGCACCTACGCTGGGCATCAACAACACGGGCGGCACTGTGACGTTCACGCAAGTGGGCAACTTTGTGAACATGGTTGTGAGCTAAGGACACCCAATGAGCGACTTCAAGAAACTCCCTTGCACCACCGCTTGCGACGGCCCTCAACCGGCTGTCCTGGTGGACTGCGAAGGCGTGACATTGGTGGACGGGGATGCGGTTGCGCGATGCTCTGACATTCCCGACCCAGCGGTTTACTCGCTTGTCGAAGTCACGCCCGACGTTGAAGGCCACCCCATTGCCACGATCAACGTGGACGGCACGGACTTCGTGATCGAAGAAACCGTTACCTCTGTCACCGACACCGTGGCGGGCAACCTGATTGCCAAGTATGTGGACGAGAACGGCGTGGCCACCGACATAAACGAGACCGTCACCCAGGTCACGGAGTTGGACTTCACGGCGTCAACATCGACACTGAGCCTGACCTACCGCAACGAGACCGGCGTGGAAGTCACCAAGGACGTGAACATCCCGGTCAAGGTGGCGGTGGAGCACATCAGCCCCATCATCATCGACCCGGCCAGCACCTACCTGACCTACTCGAATCAAATCGTGGTGGACGCCAACGGCAACTTCTACGGCTTCAACGCGGCAGGGGTTCCAACCAAGCTGAACATCAGCGAGACCGTCACGACCATGACCGGCGTGCAGGCCACTGGTAAGACCATTGGCACGTACACCAACGAGCAATTGGCCCCGGTGGAAATCAAGGAAACCGTCACCACGATGACGGGCGTGCTGACCTCGGGCACCAAGATCGGCACCTACACCAACGAGAACGGGAACCCGGTTGACCTGTATGTCCCGACCGCCGCGGCCCAAGTCATCACGACCTTGGCGGCTTCGTTCAACGAGGCAACTTCTGTCCTGACGCTCACCTACGTCAACGAGAACAACACGCAGGTGCCTATCAACGTGACCATTGCATCCGTGAGCGTGGACACCAGCATCACCCAGCGCGGCTTGGTCAACCTGACCAGCTTGCAGCACCTGGGCGCAGGGGACAAACTGATCAACGGCGTGCGAATCGGTCGTGGCGGGGATGGGGCCACAACTCGAAGCACCACCAACACCTTTATCTCAAACGGTAGTGGCTACAACCTGACCACTGGCACCGAGATAACAGCCACTGGCGCTGGCTGCTTGCAAGATATTACGACCGGCACCGGGCATACTTTCAACGGATTCCGCGCAGGCTACAAAGTGCAAGGCGGTGTACAGTCTGTAGGCATCGGCACCTACTCTCTTGCCAACTGCATCACGCCCATGCGGTTGATCGGTATCGGGCACTACACACTTGCCAACGTCACGACCGGAACACTGGACCTTGCCATCGGCTGGCAGGCGGGATTCCTAAATACCAGCGGCAGCAACAACGTCTACATCGGGGATCAGTCCGGGCGGAACAATGAAATCGGCAACTTTAACCTGGGCATCGGTGCTGGAACCCTGACGAACAACAAAGCAAGCGGAAATGTTGCCATTGCCCAAGCGAGTTTGTTCAACAACACTTTTGGTATTAATAACACAAGTCTTGGCTCCTTCGCCATGTTCTTCAACACGATTGGGAGTTTCAACCTGTCGTTTGGAAACAACTCGATGCGTGCCAACATCAGCGGCAACAGCAACACGATGGGGGGCACCAATGCGCTGTTGAAAAACGTATCGGGCAGCTTTAACACCGGATGGGGTGAAGGCGTGTTACGTGAAGCACTGGCAGCAAGCAACAACAGCGGCTTTGGGCGTAACGCTTTGAGCCAGCTGGTGGCGTTTGATAACTGCACGGGTGTCGGCGCAAACAGCCAAGTCACCGGCTCTAACCAAGTGCAGCTGGGCGACGCGGCCACCACGACCTACGTTTACGGTACCGTTCAAAACCGCTCAGACGAACGCGACAAAGCGGACATTGCAGATACAGAGCTGGGGCTTGACTTTATCAACGCGCTGCGCCCACGCGATTACCGTTTGGATATGCGCGATGACTACCGCCCAGCCGCCCCAGTCGAACCCGTAGCACCAGAGGAGCCAAGTGAAGATGCAACGGCGTACGAATTGGCCGCGTATGGCGTTAATTTGAGCAACTACAAGCAGCAAGTAATCGACCATGAGCCTGCGGTGCAAGCGTGGGTTAATTCATGCAAGCTGGAAAACATAGTGCGCGATGGCTCCAAAAAGAGAAATCGCAAACACCATGGCTTTATCACCCAAGAGGTGAAACAAGCGATAGATAGCCTAGGAGTTGACTTTGGTGGTTATCAAGATCATGCTATTGGGGGTGGCGAAGACGCACAATCACTAGGTTACGATGAATTTATTGCACCTTTGGTAAAGTCGATTCAAGAACTTTCAAGCATGCTTACCGCGCAGGCGCAAACGATTGCAGCGCTAGAGGCAAGGCTTCTAGCGCACAACATATAGGGAACAAAAATGTTTGGAATTTTTGAAATATCACAATATTTCCTGAACAAGGCGCTACTAGCCATTGGCGCACTTGCTGGAATATCAATCATGAACGTGCTTTTTCAGCCTAAGTTTATAAAGAAAAAGGGTGTTTTGGCTGGTGCGATCATCAGTACGGGCATTGCCGTTACCTTGGCGCTTACCGCTGGAGGCGCGGCCTTAATTTGGCTTGGTGTTGATGAAACAAAAGCAGATTTAGTGCTAATTGTTGGCGTTGCAATAGGGATGTTTTGCCCTTTTGTCTTAAATGCCCTGAGAAACTTCTTTGAAAAATACGAAGATAAGGACGTTTTAGAAATGAAAGACGTGGTAGTAAACAGCGTTACGCCGGAGAAGAAAAATACGGAGCAAGGGGAAGAGAAATGAGCTTATTTCTTGTTCAAATGTGGTTGATCATAGTTATGACCTGTTCCATGGCTGCAATTCCATCGATTCTTATCTTTACCAATAGTGATTTTTGGCACAAGAAAGATAAATTATTCAAAATTGGCTTTTTGATGCTATGTACTGGGTTGGCCATCCAAACAGTTAGATCAATTTTTTACCTGAAACTGAGCATGTACCCGATTGATTACTACTTTCCATTGTGGATAGTGAAAGACATTGGGTTTGTGTTGATGGTTATTTCTTTTCACCTACAAACAAGAGTAAACAAGGAGCCGTGATCATGGATTGGTAGCACTTTAGTAAATAGCAAGTATGAAAAAATTGCATAAAAGATAAATTAACTACTTAGAAAGCAGAAAATGGAAAATCAACATAGACAAATTAAAGGATACCGTGAGTTAAGCCAAGTTGAGATTGATTTAATGAACGAAATTAAAATCAAAGGTGCTGAACTTGGCGAGCTAGTGAAAAAATTACAAGAAACCCAAGGACTTGACCAGCGCTGGGTTAGCATTGGGAAAACTGATTTTCAAACGGGTTTGATGGCACTTACTCGTTCCGTTGCGCAGCCTACTTTCTTTTAATCCATCATGGATTTGAAAGCTATTTTGAGCGCAGGTATGCCCATGCTGGCTACAGCCATTGGTGGCCCCTTTGGCCTGCTAGCAACGGGCGTAATAGCAAAAGCGTTTGGATTGCCAGATAACGCCACAGAGCAACAAATTGCTACGGCGGTAGCCACCGCCACGCCCGAGCAGGTTCTGGCCCTCAAACAAGCCGAAAACAGCTTCACCGAGCATATGGCATCCATGGGCTACGACAACACCCAAAAGCTGGCGGCGCTAGTGGTTGAAGACCGCAAGAGCGCACGCGATATGCAGGTGGCCACGCGCAGCAAAATACCTGGCGTATTGGCGCTGGCTATTGTGGTGGCATGGGTGGCCGTGCAATGTTTCCTGCTTACCAACGTTATCGACCCCAGCATGCGCGAACTGATTGCCCGTGTGCTTGGCACGCTTGACGGTGCGTTGATGCTGGTGCTCAGTTTCTACTTTGGCTCCAGTGCTTCAAGCCAACAAAAAACCGAATTGCTTGCAGCCAAGCAAAAGGACGCCCAATGAAAGCTAATTTTGACAAAGCGTTTTCGCTGGTGCTTTCCAGCGAAGGGGGGTACACCGACGACCCCCGTGACCCCGGCAACAAACTGCCTGACGGGCGCAAGGGCTGCACCATCTGGGGCTGTACCCAAGCAACTTGGGAAAACTTTGTTGCTCGAAAAGTGACCAACGAAGAAATGCGCAACTTGAAGCCCAAGGACGTAGCACCCCTGTACCGCTTGAACTACTGGGATGCTGTGCGCGGCGACGAACTGCCTTCGGGTGTGGACTATGCAGCGTTTGATTTTGCCATCAACGCAGGCCCCGCACGCGCACGCAAGGTACTGCAAGGCGCTTTGGGCGTGCAGGCCGATAGCGTGTTTGGCCCAGCGACCATGGCCGCAATTAACGCAGCTAATGGCCCTGAGCTACTTAAAGCATTCGGTGCTGCCAAAGAGCGGTTTTATCGCAGCTTGCCAACGTTTCCAACGTTTGGCAAAGGCTGGCTCAATCGAATCAAAGAGGTCGAGGAATCGGCCAATAAACTATTAATTGTTTAAAGGAAAAATTATGTCTGGATATGTATCGTGCACCGCATTAACCGCAGCATTGGCCAATAAGCAGGAAAAACTCACAGACTGCGAAAACAACCCGCTTGCTGGCAATGTGCCTACTTGCACTCAAATGAATACTGCAATTTCAGCGGCTCTAGTTGCAGCCATTGCTGCAATCCCTGCCGATAACTATGTTAGCAGTCTTGGAAGTTACAACCCAACGACCAACATTTTGACTCTTAACATGGCCAATGGAAGCACGGTTCCACTGGACATGACAGCATTGATAAACGATGCGGTGGCTTCGGTGGCTTCTGTTCCTGATGCTACTGATACCGTAAAAGGCATTGCATCAACGGCTGTGGCTGCAAACTATCCAAGCACCTCGGACGTAGAGCACGCATCCCCCGCATACATTAATGCCGCCGTTTCCGCCGCTATTTCTGGAGTTACTGGCGGTGGCGTTACTCCAATTGGTCCCGCTGGTGGGGCGCTGACTGGCACCTATCCTAATCCCGGCATAAGTGCTTCGGCTATTGCAACCGCACTGGCATTTAAAAATTGTGCTGGTGGAACCCATGCCGCGGGTGCAACTATCCCAACATGCACAGAGGTGGATGCAAAGATTGCAAACGCCGTTTCAGCTATTCCAAACGATAAATACTTGCAAGGCTTGCAAAGCTACAACGCTACGACCAATGTAATGACGTTGGCCATGAGCGATGGCAGCACAGTGAATATCGATATGACAGCATTGCTCAATGATGCTCTAGCCTCAGTTCCAAGTTCCCCTTTGGCAACTACAGCAGTGGCTGGCCTAATTGAAGAAGCCACGGGAGAAGAAACCCGCACAGGCGCATTCGATGCTAACCGAGCAGATAGAGCAGTTACGCCAGAAAGCATGAGCTATACCCTGCAACAAGGCAATGACTATACTATCCACGTAGCAAGAGGTGATACGGACACCACAGGAACGTTAAGTGCGCTTATAAAATCCTGCGTGACCAACTCAGCGTCAAACATAGCAATTATGGGAGAGGTTAAAAGTGCTTCCGGTGCTACTCGAAACATTGGCGTATATGGATATTTAAAAGGTAACACCCCGCCCAATACTTCGACAACGGCGGCGGTTTATGGAAACATAGAAACAGCAGTAATTACCTTAGCGGGAGCGCGAACAACTGGCGTTCTAGCCGAAAACTTTAGCGTAGGAGCGGCAGCTGGGTCTGAAAAATATGGCGTTCGAGCAACGGCATATGGAACAGGCGGTAGAAATATCGGTTTATACGCAGCGGGTATTTTTGGCGATCAAAACTTTGCGGCGTACTTGGACGGCAATGTAACAGGCGGCGCATACACGACTATTTCAGACGCAACGCTTAAAGAGGATGTTGAACTAATTGACCCTGCAAAAGCACTTGAATTTCGCGATGGTTTGCAGTGGAAAACCTACCAGCTATTTACCGAGCAGCAAGTTGAAATTATGGACAGCGAAGGCAATTCCACTGGCCGCTACAAAGTGCAACGTAACAGCCAAGGGCGCAAGTACGGACTTATCGCCCAAGAGGTTAAGGCCCTGTGCCAAAGCATTGGGGCTTTTGAAGACGTGGTTACCGCAGTTGACCGATATTTTCAACTTGACGCCCAAGGTTATCCGGTTAAAGACGCCGATGGAAAGCCCATCAAACTTGAACGCTTGGGCATTGACTATGACGCAGTAAGTTTCATTGTCATGGCGGCTGAATCGGCTTTGGTAAAAAGTCAGCAAGCACTAACATCAAATTAAATCATGAAAAATTGTGAACAATATTCCTGCTTAGACGGTGGGTCTTATTTGGAGCTTGAAGCAGGCCATGTTTTTTTAATAAAAAACCGAGGCGGCTACGGGGGTCAAGTGCTTGATTTCTTGAGGATTGAGAATGGCACCGTGGATGCTGGGCTCTTTACCCAAGACGTTTTACACGTTTTGGCCCGTCGAATCGAATGGCAAGGAGAGCATGCAACCTCTCAATTTGAAGACATTCGACAAGAAGCTAGAGACCATATTTTGGCCGCAATCAAAGCATACGAGCGGTTTACGCTGGCACGTAAGGATGTAGGAGACGTATTGCTAGGCCATACACCAGAGGAATTGAAATAATTAACTGCCTATTTTTTAGGCAGAATTTGACTGCCTATTTTTTAAGCAGTAGAATTAAATTATGAAAGTTTTAAATGGCCGGACCGATGAATGGCAAAGCCGCCCGACCACACTCCGGGTCAAAAAAGGGCTGGCAATTCGGCCATTTTTTTAATTAAATTTGAAAGTGAGTACTCACATGATGGTTCCTAAAATGCAATTGCCCTCCACGTCATCTATGGTCGTGCCAACCCCTAACGTCCCGCAGATGTCAAACCTGCGCTCAGGCGGCGGGTCTATGCAAACATTTGGCAATGTCATGGTTCCAAAAATGCAAGGAATGAATGAAGGTAGCCACATGAACATGAAAACGGGTGGCAGTATGAATATGTCAAAAGCCAAGTAATGAAAGCATTTACCAATCCAAACCTACAGCAAGAGCTTGAAGCGGCGCGACTTGCCGCACGCTCTTTTGTTGGCGCTGATGAAAAGCTAAAAGAATTTCTAGGCAAAGCGATTGAATGCCTTGTAAATGACGCTTTGAGAGCTGGGCCAGACCCAGTACGTAATGTTTTACTGGAGCAAGCAAACGGCATTCGCTGGGTTGCCGACATGCTTAACGAAACAACTTTTACACAGCCACAAAGCCCAGCCTTTGGGTAAAGGAGTATTAAATGTCAAAAGAACAATACCTTAAAACACTTGAAAAAGAAATTCAGGAAGCGCAAAAGGCTGCTTTGCAAACAGAAACTGAGCAGCAAGAAATTTCCCAGCCACAGGTTGACTCCGAAGCTGGCGCAGGGGTAGCGCCCCAGCAAGTCCCTCCCACAGAGGATACAGGCGAGATCGAGCGCCTGAAAGCAGAAATTGAATCTCTCAAAAAAGCTAAGCAAAGCGGTGGCGATGCGGCAATTGAAGACGATGAAGTTGATGCACTCCCCAACGAACGACTTGAAAAGTACCGTGAAGCGTTTGGCGATGAAGTGGCCGATTTGTTAGCTGAAGACTTAGTGGCCTCCAAGGCCAAAACAAAAGAGCTGGAATCAAAACTCAAGCAATCGGAACGTTACAAGGAATACGTTGGGTTAATCCCCAAGGATGCGATGGATACATTCCATTCAGCTGAATTTCAATCCTTCGCCAAATCGAAAAAACTTGGACGCACGTTAACGCTGGCAGAAGAATTGGATCAAATCAACACTACTAATGACGTAGATGGCGCGGCCTACTTGGTCGCAGAAGTACAAGCTTGGAAAGAAACGCAAAAGGTTACACGCAAAGCCTCTGGCTCTGCAAGTCAACCTGTACAGCGATTTGAAACAAAGACCCAAGTTGTAACCGAAGCAACGTTAGATAAATTGCTTAACAAAATGCTTCGGTTTAAACGTGGAACACCAGAATTCGATGCGGCATCAAAAGAATTTGATGCCGCATCAAAACTAATGAAAGAAAATCATGATACCTGATTTTGCAGCAGGATACCGCAATGGCGGAAATGGTCTTTATTTGCCTCCTGGCATTACTAAAACCATCGAAAAAGATTATGTTTGCGGTAGCCCTTTGGGGGATATGGCAAATTGGAATGCCGACCCCGCAGGTATGACTTTGTGCCACGGCGCAAAGTTGTATTACGAGACATCGGCAGGCTTGAGCGCAGATGAAGCGGAAGACGGTGTAAATGGTCAAGTAACCTTATTGACCCAGAACTTCTACAACGACCATCTTGAACTTTGTGGCGAAGAAAAATACAGCCTTAAAAAAGACCTTGCAGATGCCCGTCGCATGTGCGAACGCTGGGCAGCGCAAGAAGGTGTTTTAGGTCTAGATTTGCTAGAGTGGATTGACAAAAGAACTGTTCCCTATGCTATTGCCACATTAATAGGCTCTGCTCACCCGCTTAGCCAAGGCCATAACGCCATTGGGGTGGTAAACACCCCTGGCATTCCCAATGGCTTAGGTTCTTTGGAAGACCCTATCAGGGTGGATGTAACTTCTCCAAGAAATGGTGGAAATCTTATTAAACAGGGAACCATTACCACGGGCGTATTGCTTGACCGCATGAAGCACAACATGTTCGCGCAAGGTGTCATGTGCGCACCAAACAAGATCATGGTGTTTGGCGGTTCTGGTTTGGATTCTGGATTCAGAATGGATGGATTGTGCCAAGATTCTTGCACATTAATTCAATCAAATAACCAATACAAAACCAGCACTTGGGCATTTTCTGCAATTAACAGCAAGGGTGATAAAGTTGATTACATTGCAATGTATGACACCAATAAATTCTGGTTCAGAATGCACCAGCTTTACTTGACTTGGGTTCCAATGCCTCATTATCAAGAATTAACTGGCGACACAATCTGGGGCGCAAAAGTGCACAACCCCAAATCAGTCACAGTAGCCGCAGTTCAATACGTTTAAGGATTACAAAATGGCAAAAACATTTTACGGCCAACATGGAGGCCATGCTAAATCTGGAATTGCAAACCGTTTAGGCGGCGGCAACTGCGAAAGCAGGTTTAATCCTTGCGTAGGCATGGAAAGCGGAAGCGATGCACGCCATGTAACGCTATTCCAGCTTTCTATGGAAAGCATTAAGAACCATGTTAAGCAAAATCTCAACATGAGAAATACAGCCGCCATTGTTGCAATGGATGCCATTGCAGTGGGTGACTATATTGAACTTTTCCAAGTTCCAGGATACGTCTCCGTTGAAGATTTTGCTTTGCATCATGATTTAAAAGTGGATGGCTTTAAGTTTAAAATTGAATTGGTAGACCGCGTTTTGGACCCTGATGGCTCTTGTGGTGCGACTATCGACACCGTGCGCGACCCGCTGGAAGGCGTGCACGACACCGAGCGCGAAACTACCGTTACCTACGGTGACGCGCCTGCGGCCATGGAAGAAATTGATTTGGCGATCACTGGCCGCGATCACTGGCACTTTGAGAACAAGAAGTACCGCAACAACCATCACGCGGTCATTCGCCTGAAGGTCACGGCCATTCCCGCCGTACCTGCCCCAGATTCACCTACACCATGGGTTCGTATCTGGGACCAGAAAATGGATTTTTTTGTAACTTTCCATCGATATTCAATTTGCCAAAAAGAAAAATCTGGCGTTGGCGCATACCAAAAATCATTGGTTGATACCATCGAAGGCCTGTAATCGTAACCCGCATGCTGGGGCTTTGGCCTCAGCATGCTTTAACCCATGGAGAATAAAATTGAACTCAATTGTAAGCGCCTATAACGGCATTCCTTTAGCAAAACCATCAGTTCTTTCTGATAAAGAATGGGAAAAAACTACCCGATCATTAATGCAATCGCATGGAGGGCGTCTGTTTAATCCTTTCAAGCCTGTTGAAAAAATCACGGGAACCATGGGAGTGCCCGACTCTCCCCATATTGAATTTGAAGCCGACCGCGCAAAATCGGAAAAAAAACGGCAGGCCGCAGCCGAAAAAGCAGCTCAAGCATCTGGTAACTTGGTGGAGTAAACGATGAGCGACCGAAACATTGAGCAAGAAATCCAAGCCAAGGGCAAGACTGCCCCGCGCATTACACCAGCCGACATTAAGGCGAACATCGCCAGCGAGCATTTTTTCAGCGCGTTGCAAGGGTGCGCTGGTCAAGAGCTACTGGATGAAGTCGAGCCGGTTGATGTTCCAGACGGGTTAGCTACCCTCACATTTTGCGTCTTGGTGCTGCGCAACGGCTTCATGGTCACAGGTGAGTCAGCATGCGCCAGCCCCGAAAACTTCGACGCTGAGATTGGTCGAAAGATTGCCAGAGACAACGCGGTGCAAAAAATCTGGCCACTCATGGGTTACGAGTTGAGAAGCAAACTGGTGGACTAACCCATGAACCTTGGTGAAGCAATTGCCGATGTTCGCAAGATTATTAGTGATCCTGCGACCACCTCGCACCCCGAAGGCAAGCGCTTCACCAACGCCCAAATCACGCGCTGGATTAACGCAGGAATTGAACTTGCGTACAATTTTCGCAAAGATTTATTCATGCAAACGTCAATCGTTAAGGCGACCCCTGGCGATTTGCAACAACCACCCGGCTTTGAAAAAATCAAATCTGTAGACGCGCTAACTGACGCGTGTGGCTCAGTTATCAAGCCTCTAAAAAAAGTAAACAACTCTTTGGCTGGGTTGTTTAAAGCAAGGGGCTGCAACGGGCGCAAGGTGCCAAAGCCCGGCGAAGATGTAGACTGCTCAAGCATCACGCCAGACCATGTTTCAAACGGCATAACCAACGGCCAGTTTTACTTTACACCCCCCGTTTGCGCAGGGTCTGACGTGTTTTATCGCGTAACGGGAACAGTGAGACCCACCCCAGTAGATTGCGATTTGGATAATGATTTGTGCTTTAACGCCTCGATCATGGAACCCGCACTTCACTATGCACGTTACCTAGCATGGCTAACGGAGACTGAAAGCCAAACAAGCCAAACTCTGGCAATGGGCCAAATCAATCTAATGTTCACCATGCTCAGGGTTTACAAAGCCGAAGATCAAAAATTCTGCCAAGAGTTTTGCAAAGAAGATAAATGACCAAAGCACGCGTTTTTTCCAACGGCATGGAAATCACAGATTTTTCATGCAATCCTGCAATCACACCGGGCGAATGCTGCACAACCTGCGACAACTCAGGCCGTGACATTGAAATGGTTGACCTTGATGATTTGGTGGACATCATTGCGCCTGAGACTGCCTATAAAGTAGGCGACGACTATTTAACCGCACCCAACGAAGCCATACGCCTACGACTGTCGGACATCCTTACCGAGCTAACAAAATCAAGTGGAATTCTGTTACGCCGTGAAACTATCTGCGTTCAAAAAGGTGTTCGTGAATACTACATATCCCCAGTAGTTGGAGAACGAATCGACGTCATTCATTCGGTGTGTGTGGATGGTCGATGCCTTGACGTTAGAAACAATAAATTTTGTAGCAATGGTAGGGTTTGCCGTTGTGGTATGCCAGACAATGGGTTTGTTTTTGAGCCCATGGACAAGATAATTTTGGACAAAGCGATTTGTAACGAGTGCAAAAATATCACCGTGGTGTATTCGAGTTTTGTGGCCAACGATGCATGCTCAGTTGATAGGGTTATCGTTGAGCGCTACCGCCGCGCACTGATAACAGGAACGGCTGCAAAGCTGCGCAAAATGGGTGGCGTTCCTTGGAGTATTCCTGCGCTTGGGCAGGACTTAATGCGAGAGTATGAAGGTCTACGCACCCAAGCATCCATAGACGCTGGAACTGGGTTTGTAGACCTGCCCAATCGCATCAATGTGTTTTGATTACGCGGTAGGCCACAATGTCGCTGAAGCCACCGTAATGGCTCCATTTCCAATTGCAAGCCGCATTTGACCTGTGAGTAAAGCCATCTCTAAATCGGATTTCAACCGCTGTATCTGGCGGGACTGGGCAAGCCCCGCCATTCCACTCAATCCAACCATCATCATCCTTGGCAGATTCTGGCTGGGGAACGTTGCTGATTAAATCGATTGCAACTTGCGAATTTTTAACAACTTCATAAGCAGATTCAATAGCATCAGCACAAGCACCGCAAGCTATGCGAGCTTCAGTAGCGCCACCTTGTACAGAAAGAACAGCAGCAGCAGCATCAGCGGCCTCGACTGTTTTTTCATTGCACATGCGTGCCCAGCTTTTGCCATGCCCATTGCGATCAGCTTGAGGCTGATACGCAGTTAAGGCTGCAAACATCTCATCTATCTTAGTCATTTTTTTTCCTTTAATGTGTTTTAAACAGCAATATCCAGACTGAGCTTTAATAGCCTTGCTTTTGTAAGCCCTGCATTTAAACTTGCGTCTCGCTTTTCAGCCTTTAGCCACCATAGTGTAGTTCCTCGCCCGCACTCCCTAGCGCTAAGCCACAATTCATACATATACAAACGATAGCGCTGGTTGTCCGTGGCTAGGTTGCACCGACAGATTGCTTTTAGCCCTGCGATTTGCTCAGGGCGAAGTTCCTTTGCATGGTGTAAATCCAGCGAATAAATAAACCATTCGGGGTTAACATTGCGCCGTGCGACTGTTGGGGTTTCATACCAGCAATCTGTAGCAGTCATGTAAAACCCAGGCCGACCTATAGTAGACCCAATGTCTGACGGTTCATCGTCATTTACCATGTAAAGCTCTAACGGTAATATTTTCATTTTTTCCCTCCTGTTATTTGTAAAAACTCATTCCTTTGCAAATTAAATTGACAGGGCTGTCCCCGTCAATAATTTCTTGCGTCAACTGAAACCCTTTGTATTTTTTTTGCCCGAGGCAACTTGGGTTTTTTGCTTTTACGTAGCGCCAGCCATTTTTCACTCTCTTTTTTTCGCGGCTTCTTTGGCTTGGGTGTGATTGCAGTGATTCCATAACAACGCCTTGCGAATCAATATACCAGCCAACAAATATTTCAAACGTGGGCGATGGTTCCTCGGAATAGAAACTTTGAATAGCATCTGTAATGCTTGGCGGCAAAAATAAGTCTTTGATTTCTTGCTGTGAATATGTCATTTTTTCCTCTTGTTTTCTAAAGGTGCTTAAAAAATAGGCATGTGGTAAAATTTTGGCATGAACTATCCTGACAACTCATGCGCTTGCCCTGACGAATGTCCAACGCCACCAGCACCAGAGCCTGCGGTTTGTTCAACCTCTGGCCAAGCTGCAATCCCTGTTTCATGGATTACCCCAAGCACATCAGAAACAGACCCAAGCTGCCCAGATGCCACGCCTTGCACACCCACATGCACAATTGACCCTGCTACTGTACCAACTGGAATTTCACCTGTTAAGCCCATTAGCGTAGCGGCAGGGTGTGCCGGGTGCCAGCCTGAGACAGAAGAAATTCAAACCACTATGCAGGGGGTGACGCGCACTATCGTCATGGGCATCGACCCCTGCGGTAGATGTTAGTATTTAAAGATTCTTTCCATGATTTTTGTCAACTATTTGGTAAGACATAATGTCATACCAGCTATTAAAGTGGCTCCATTTATATTGATCAGACAATCCATATTCGGAAGTGCCATTTCTTAAAAAAACAGCTACAAGCGTATCCGCAGAAACTGGGCACTCACCGCCATCCCAACGAATCCAGTCATCAGAAAGCGCATCGATATTCACGAGGACTTTATCGTCCCGCTCCCATGGGTAGCGTACTACATTGAATGTCTCAGTTTGCCGCAAACCGTTGGTTTCAAATGCGCTATCAGCACCCGCATTCACAAGGCTGGCCTTAAACCAAGTATCGTATGCAATGTGCACCCCCGCTGAATACACAATGGCGCCCAGCACTTCTTCTGTCGCTTGAGCATGAGGCAGTCCGCGTGATTCACCCAGCTTCTTGCTTACTTGAAACATCATTCCGTCTACCGTGTTGTAGCTTTGTGAGACTCTTTGCATGGGCTGCTCATTGAAAGTATTTTCGTTTGCATGGCGTTCATCGCCCTTGCCAACGGCGGCTTGCAGGTACGCAGCGCAAAGTACGCGCTCTAGGTCTTCGTAGCCTGCTACGGTTTTTATGTCTTTAAATTTCATTTCATACTCCTTTAAAAAATTAATGCAAATATGGTGCAATGCGCACAATTACCTCAATAAAAATTGCAAGCAGAGAGCCTGCAAAAAACATTACTGCCATTACCGACAGTAAAAACTTTGCGTATTCTATAAAAGTTTTCATGGGCTGCTCATTAATGCCGTGGGCAGTGATGCCGTGAAACTTCTCTGCGGCTTGAATCAGGCAGTGATGATCATCAGTTGCCGCCTCTGATGTGTATCTGCATTCTTGTTTGATAAGTTCTTTTCGCTGTTCTATCGTCATCGGCACAGGTGCTGCGGGTGGGGTGGTGTAGTAAGCGGCTTCGAGAATCTTTCGCACATCATGCGGAAGCGTAAACCCCTCCAGCACTGTGAACACAGCATCCTTTAGTGATTGCGCCACAGGCCCCTGCACAGGTGCTGCAAGGGCTTGATTGATGGCGGTGATGGCTTCATTGGCTTTATCAACACCAGTCCCAGCCCAATTTGGAGTGCTAAATGGCGTCAATGCCTCCAACGCCTTGCGTAATGCTTCGTCTTTATCCATTATTTCTCCTTAGTTACTTTGTAAGCTGCTCATAATCGAGCAGGGCTATGCGCTTTTTTTCCTCGGCTTCAAGCACTTTATTTCGTGCGGATTTTAATAATTCTTTGGCCTCTTTTAGATCGTCTTTGCAGCCTGCAAGATTGTCATTTGCCAATGCCAGTGCCTTTTTTGAAGCCTCAATTGCATAACGCAAACTTATTGCAGCCCGCTGAGCCTCCTCCCTTATCTTGCTTTTTCTGAAACTTTCCATTGCTGCCATATCTATGGACATATCAATTGACTGAATAACCCTGTTTAACCTAGCTATTTCTTCTGAATCGCCCCGTTCTTTTGCGGCCAAAAATTGATTAACGTGTTTCAATTTATCTTCATAGGTATAGCTGCGTTTTTCTTCTGCCTTGACTTCCATTTCTTCTGCCTCCTGATATGCGGCATCTGCTTTTGCAACTTTTGGATGGATTGTATTTTTTTCAGACATCATTGCTTCTGTTTATTTCAAGAATTTTTCAATCGCTTGACGAACAAGCTCACTTACAGAGTACCCTGTTTGTTGCGCCTTTTCTTTTAGGCGCGCAAGTAGGGCAATTGGTAGATATAGGTTTGTGCGTTTCATGTACGCATATCATACACAATAAATTCCAACTTTAAAAAATATTTGTTAATTTTTTTGTTGTAGAATTTGGCGCATTGCATTAACCGGAGAAAAAATGGAAACCACCTTAAACGCTATCCGCAAAAAATCCCCATGTGAAAAGGGCTGGGTCAAGCTCTTGAAGCATCTGGGCAAGAAGGAAGCGGACGACGAGCCGTTGGCTATTTTGACGATACTAGATTCAAACGGCCTCGATGATGCGCTTTGGTGCCTGCGGGCAGTCAAGGGTCACGAAAAAAAAATCAGACTTTATGCCGTTTGGTGCGCCCGACAGGTGCAACATCTAATGAAAGACCAGCGATCGCTGGCCGTGCTTGACGTGGCCGAGGCCTACGCAAATGGGAGGGCCACGGATGAAGAGCTAAAAGCTGCACGGGTCGCAGCACGGGTAGCATGGGCAGCAGCAGGGGCAGCAAGTGAAGCAGCACGGGTAGCATGGGCAGCAGCATGGGCAGCAGCAGGGGCAGCAGAGGCAGCACGGGCCGCATCAGAGGCAGCAGGGGCAGCAGGGTCCGCAGCATGGGAAGCAGCACGGGCCGCGCAAAAAGAAGAACTTTGTCGTATTTGTTCAGAAATTGGAAAGGACATTCCATGACCATTGTGCTGGGAATCGACTTAGATCAACCGCCTGCACCGCCAGCGCCCGAAAAAATCTATGGTTGGCTTGATACGCAGCTAAGTGTTGCTAGACATTACGGCGGTATGCGCCTCCAAGGCCACGACTACAAGATTGATTTCAATGACCCAGAGCGTCCATTGGTAAGAATTGACATCTGGCGCAAAGAATTGAAAGCCGCAAAACAGGCGCAAGAAGCCAAACCAGAAAGCGATTCATATACACGCGATTTGTTTTGCTGACAACTTAAATTGCCTAAAATTTAAGCAGATTGTAAAATGCGGGTATGACCATCCGCATTACAAATTTTGCAGGGATTGCCCCCCGCGTTAAGCCGCACAACCTAGCCAGACAAATGGCAGTGGTTGCGGAGAATGTGGACCTGTCGCGTGGGTCTTTAATGCCTTTTAGAAAACCGCGCAAGCTCAGTTCTAAGACGGGCGAATATCTATTTAAAACTTGCTGCGAGATAGTTAGCCAAAACTGCAACGCCCAAGTGGTTGATATGCAAATCAACTGCGGCTTGTTTGCATCGACAAACATCATGCCATGGCCTGCACTTGCAAGCGAATCAGACGCATGCGCAGGCAACTGGACGCGCTTAGGGTTTCCATGCCCCATTGCAGCCCCTACAGCCACCCCTACAGCGGGTTTAAAACCATTCGAGTACACAGACCACAGCCGCCAACTGCGAAGCTACAAGATAAGGCTGGTAAACAAGTTTAACCAAAACAGCGCACCAAGCCCAGAGAGTAATTTTATAGAGGTCAACTCAATGACCCCTGTGAACTTAACTCTTCCAACCTCGTTCCCCGCGGAATACGGCATTACCAAAGTCCAAATTTACGCAAGCGAACAGAGCCCTGATATTTCTGGAAAAAGTGGGTTTAGCGGGTATTTTTACATTGGCGAAGTGGATGCTGGTGTGGGGTCATTCACCGACAACCGCGATTTTTTGAGCGACGAACTAGACAGCGAAGACTTTGATGCGCCGCCTGATAATTTGCAACAATTGCAATATTGGCAATCGGGCGAATTGGCGGGGCTAAGTGGGGAGTACATTGCATTTTCAATCAAAAACCACCCGCACGCATGGCCACAGCGATTTAGGCACCGCATCCACGGCTACCCCAAGGCTTTGATTGTTGGAAAATCCGTGGGCTTCGTGGCGACTGATGGACGGCCTGCAATTATTCGGCCCAAAGAATGCAACATGATGGGGTGCCATGCTGTCATAGAGCATGACGACTCTCACCCCATTGCATCAGTGCGCTCCATGGCCATTCACAATGAGCATGCTATCTGGGCCACGCAAGACGGTTTACTGATGATTTCGCCCAACATGCAAACCATGTTGTTGACCCGCGACTTTTTCACACAGGGGCAATGGCGTGAAATTGCACCGGAAACAATGATAGGCGAGGTGCACGATGGATGCTATTACGGGTTTACAGACAAAATAGGTTTTCGCCTGCGCATACCAGACCAAACTTATGACAAGCAGGGCCTGATTGACTTAGTAACCATCAACCTAGGCTCCAAACCAAAATCTCTGTACCGCTCACACCATGATGAGCTGTACCTCCTAATGGTCGATGGCGTTTACTGGTGGAACGAAGGTGACGAATTTTTGACGCTGCGATGGAAATCAAGCGACCTTGATACCACGGCATGGACCGCCTTCACTGCCTACAAGATCGAGGGAGACTTTGAGCCTGCAACTATTCGCCACTGGTGCGACAATGAGTTAGTGGACACTGACATTGCAGCAAACAATAGGCCAATGCGTTTGAATACCCATTCCGGTACGCATTGGCAATTTGAAATTGAAACTACTGGGGAAGTGAGCACTTACTCACTTGGCCAAAGTGTACGCAATTTAGCACTAGGACAACAACAATGAGCGAATTTCACCTGATACCGCAAGATAAAAAAGAGCACGAGCGAAGCGCTGAATGCTGGTGCAAGCCCGAGAAATCAGACGATGGAAAATCGATAACATGGGTACATGATATTTACAGGCCCACTGTTGAAGAAACCAAAAACCTAGATGAAGTAGTTGCGTTCTTTGAACAAGCCACCGGACAAAAAGCGCATTATGAAATGCTGAAAATGTCGCTTGGAACTGTAGTGCGCGTAATCGTGGCACGCGATGAAACCCAGATAGTGGGCATGGCGGCTTACTATCCTGTGATCAATCCATTCATCGGACAACAAGGATTTGCCATGCTGGTAGACCTGAGCAACGGCCACGTTTTGGAAATTGCGCCATGATGACCAAATCAGAAGCGGAAAGCCGCTGGTGCCCTTTTGCTTTGCCTGAGAGCGATGTGCAAGAGTGCAGCTTTTCCGGTGACTGGCGAGATACCAATATTTTTGGCTTGGTAAGCGTGTATCAGACCCAAGGGAAAATGGTTGCCGCCACTGTGGTTAACCGGACAAGTTCAGGCGACCCACACCCAAAGGCACTTTGCATTAGTGACAGGTGCGTGTGGTGGCGTAAGCTAAGCGGTACAGACGGCGACTGTTCCAAGCTTGACGACAATATGAACGCAAGAAGCACCGAGCCCGACTCAGAGATGGAGGGTCAATGGTGCCCCAATGCGCGACCTGAAAACACACCCGTAAAAGGTTCTTGGAGCGGGAATATTTCTGGTTGCACCATTGCCATCACAAGCGCAAACCGAAGCTCAAGCGGTGGGCCGCACGCTGGCTCAAAGTGTATTACATCCAAGTGCATGGCCTATTCGACAAACGGCGAAAAGGGTTATTGCATGGATGCTGACAGAAACATGCAGAGGTAAAAAATGTCTTCAATGCCACCCGATAGACAAGAACCATGCACAGCCCCACCAACAGCGGGAACGTGGGACAAGTGGAACCAAGCAGGGGCGCAAGCCTATTACGCTTGCCGATTCTTTGCAGCCGTGCAAGACACCAACACGGTCCGCAACATCATTGCAGGATTGCAGCTCTTAGCTCAATACTACTTTGCCGACAAGCAATATGAAACCGCTAAGCAAGCCCAAAACCGCCTAGACAATATTTCAAATATTGAACTGTCGCGCAGTGGTCAATTGTTCGGCCAATTTACCAAGCAAATTCCCCAAGAAGATGCTCAGTTGGCCCTAGCAGTTCAGCGATTGACCATTCCAGAGCCTGATTACAATTCAATTCGGCTTCGCATAACCGCATCCGTGGTGCGCCAGTACACGGAGGCCAAGCGAAAAGTAATGCAATGCTACCCCGTCAGTTGCATGGCTGCGCAATGCGAAGCGCTGGCCAAACTTGCATCCGACCAAGCGAGAGAAATCTCAGCTCAGGTAGAGCAAGCCTTTCAAAAAGAACGGGTGCTGTATGAAACTCGACTTGCAGCAGCGCGTGGAGAATTGGCAGAGGTTTTGAAATTTGGCCGAGGTGGGCTGGGCGATGCACGCGCAGCATTGAATGGCGCACAAGTGGCCACCAACCAAGCCGCGAACATCAACCCTTACGGTGGATTTATTCAGGCCGTCAACAGCACCGCGCAAACCTTGCAAGGCATCAGCACCCAAGAAGCGCTGTCATTTCGTGGTATGGGTGCAAACGTAGGAAGTGCTATAAATTTAGGCAACACAGCCAACACTACCGCCACATCTTTCATGGGGCCACCGCAAAACTTGCAGGGCCTAGATTCTAGCTTTGACCAGTACATGATTCAAAACACACTTGATCAAACAAGCAACGGATTTGTAGGGGGTGACGCTGGATACAATAATAGTTCAATAAATAATCTAAGTGACCCATTAAATAACATTGGAAACGCATAATGGCAACTGGAAATAATTGGAATTTACGCGACGGGTTTACCGATAATTACGACTTAGCAACATCAGCAGTGAGAGAGGCTGATAAGCAATTTTCTAGCGCCCAAAAAATAGTCGAGAATGCCTACGCGCTGGACAAGACAGCCGCCACGCAGGGCATGGAAATTGACCGAATTAATCAGGAAAATTTAGAAAAGGCGCTTATTAGCCGCGAAAGAGTGGGGGACTTTGAGGGCCAGCAGGAAATTCAAAGAGCCCTTGAATCGCTTGGCACTGGGTACGCAGACCAACCCGTGACCACTGAGGGGGATGCACAACCAGAGCAGCAGAACCCTGAAATTGTGACCAGTGAGGGCAAGTTAATGCCCGACCCCACCGCGCCCATTAACGCGGTGAAAAACGCACAACGGCCACCCAGCACGCGCCCAGCAGCGCGGCCTATGACTCAGATGGAGCGACTGAAAGCAATCGAACCAATGCTTGCATCGCCGCGTGCACGAGCAGCCCTTCGACAGATGGTTGTCAAGGAATCTATGCTGGAGGCAAACCAACTTGCTACCATCGCGCCCGACGAAGCATTCAACGGCCTGATCAAAAACGGCATCATGAAGGGCAACCCGTTGATAGCCAATGATCATGGCACCTACACCCGCGTTATGCCAGACGGGAAAAACAAAATTACCATTGACCGCAACGAGGCGGCGGCATGGGTGGGCGACATTCTAAACAAGACCAATAACCAGTACAAACTGATTGAAGAGCGCAGGCAATTGGCTGAAGCTGCAAAATCAAGGGTTGCAGTTGACGCGCAAGAAACAAAAAACAAAATGAGCCTAAAAACCTATCAAACTAATGAGGAAATGCGAGCGCAGAATGCGGAATATGGTTTGCGAACCCAGCTTGAGCGCACAAAAGCAGAGCTGGAGGCAGGAATTATCGGTGTTAAAAAGCAAGCTGGGGCGTATGGCTCCACATACGGGCGCGATGGAAACAATAGTGAATACGACACAAACCCAGCGCCTTTCGATGCTCAATCAATCCCTGCAAACACGACGCCAAGGGCCGCGCAATACGACAACGCTACACCAGCATTCAATTCAACGATTGAATCAGCAGCACGGCAAAACAACGTAGATCCGACCGTGTTCAAACGGTTGATCGGGAGCGAATCCAGCTTCAACCCCAGCGCATCAAACGGTGTTGCCTTTGGCGTGGCCCAGATTTACAAAAGCAACATTGGAGACAAGGCAGGGCAGATCAGCATGGAAGATGCGATGAACCCTGAAAAGGCATTGCCGTATGCCGCCAAGTTATTTTCTGGGTATTTGAAGCAATCAGGCGGGGACTACAACGAAGCGTTAATGAGGTACAAGGGCGCTACATCAGCCGAAGGGCGCAAGGCCATGCAAGCCCCCATTAACGATATTCTTTCAGGCATAAACAGCGGGGCCAAGCCTCAAGCCGCACCAGCTAAGCAAGAGGCCATTCCACTTAGCAAATTACCTTTTGATCAGATAGATAAATACATAGAGAATGAAAAAGAAATCCTGAAAAATGGAATGAAAGAAAACAATAGAAAAAAAATAGAAACGGCGCAGCAGAAAATTGATCAGCTAACGGCAGCGCGCACAGCTAGAGGCGGGGATGCAAAAAAAATCAGCGGCAAACTGAATGCAATGAAAACCCTGATTGAATCGAGCTTGCAAGAAAATCCATCAAGGGCAGACGGTTCTACAATAACCTCTGAATTCAGACGGTTAATGGATAAGCATAATGCAGATTTGAAAAAAGGCACACCAATAGACGAGGCCAAGTTTCAGGCTGAATACGATGCACTGCTATCAAAAATTAGGACTCGAAAGTGAATCCAAACAAAATTAGATCAACCATTGCCGAGCAGGCGCAAGCAGCAGGCATCGACCCCACGGGTCCACTTGGCTACGCTGATTTGCTTGGGTTTGGGCAGCGCTATAACAGCGCTGGACGCCTTGGCATATTGGGCGTACCAGAGCAGCTTATTCAAGATAAAGAAAAATTCTTTTCTGACCCGATGGCACAAATTGGAATCGGCATCGGCTTGATTAAGCAGGCCAAAGATTCTGGGGCCGATGATTTCAACGCTTTAGCCCAATACACTAACGACCCATCTACATCAGTGAAGGCAATGATGCGCGGGACCAAGTATTCGGGACAGTCTTTAACGCCCAGCATGATTGCCGAAGCCGCAAATATGGTTGGGGCCAAAGACTTTAACCCGGAAATTGAAGCGAAAAAAGCAGGCATTCAGCTATTGCCAGACGAACAGCCACAACAAGCCGTGC